ATATTGGTGCTGACCCTAAGACAGTCAAGAAAGAGAAACCCGGTTCGGCTGACATTCCGGGTTATATCGGACTGCCTAAGAAACAAAAGAGAAGAACTGAAAACAAGTGGTAAGTATGACTTTTATGGATGTATTAAAGTCTAAGCCGATGGTCATGGAGAAATCTATGCCTATTGTAAAAGAAGACTATACATCTAGACCACTATACAGGGAATTAGAAAAGGCATTAGAAAGAATGACTGGACTTAGCGCACCAGTACCGACTATAATGCAGGTGGTAGACAAAGCAATAGATGAACAACAAAAATCTGATACTAAACTACCGAAGGAAGCCAAAGATAAAATCAAGAGAGATATAAAAAATCTTGAGGCACAGTTAAAGTTGATTGATGAAACTGGTGAGCAGAAAGTTTTCAAGAACAGAATAACCACTCTTCAAAAGATTGTTGACAGACTAACTAAATTACAGTCTAGATATCAGGAACTATTGGAGATAGATACAAAAATCACCGATGAAGAGGGTAAGAAGTTAAAGATTACTGAGTTGAATAAGCCACAAAGGGAACAAGCATCTAAAAAATTAGATACTAATGTAGAGGCAGAAAAGACATTCGATGAAACAACTAAGCCTTTCTATGATGAATTAGATGAACTAGAAGGGGCTAGAGGAAAAGAAGCAGAAGAAAGAATAGAGGAGTTAGAGGAGAAGATTACACAGGCTTCTAAAGTTAGAGAGAAGGCTAAGAAAGATAATCCAATAACAGAATTCTTCAAAATCAAAACTGCTATGCGTGAAGCATTTACTGGTACTTTCAATTATTCTCCTAAGTTCCCCGATGAGAAAATAAAGGATGGGAAGTCTGAATCTAGAAAACCTAGAAATGAAGTAGATGGGAAGTATGATGAAACATTTACTGCCGGGATTGAAAACTACAAGAAAAGAGTAGAATTGTATGATAAATTAGATACTCTTACTACAAGTAAGAAAGATAAGTTAGCAGCCAAGACTAGATTACAATCAAAGATAGACTCACTAAAGAGGCAACAGAAAACAGGAAAGGCAGAAAAGGAACTTCTAATAACATCTGAAATAAGACCTAAAGATGTAAAGAACACTTTGATTCGAGCCATAAGACAATTAAGGTTGCCTAGTTTTTCAGATGAAATTATAGATAAACTAACTCCTAAGTTAAAGGAGAGAAGCAAAAAGGTAGATAGAGAATTAACTAATCAAGAAGAGGCATTGGCTCAAGCAATACGAGAATTGAATGCTGATGAAATATCTAGTTCTACACAAACAAGATTGAAGGTAAATAATATTCTAAATAACAAATTCCTATACAATATGGCCTTGAATGTTTCAGGAGAAAGAAACAACCTACACCCTAGTATTATTCAAATGTTAAAGGAGGGAGATACCTTTAACACATTAGTAAGAAGACTAAAGGATATCAATCCTAAACTAAAGTCTGCTTCAACATCAGAAATAAAAGGATTAATGCAAAAACTTAGGACTGCAAAGACAAATGTATCTCAAATAGCAAGACAAGTAAATGCAAAAGAATACCCTCAAGATATAGAATACGATGATTTGTTAGCGTTAAATAACGAATCTGACTTGAGTAAATTGTTGAATAAATATACTTCTGTAACTGCTACTTGGGACGTTTTATCAGACAAGTTCTTTTTACGAGAGGGAGAAGACGAAGAGGGATTAGAGGGTTGGTCTGATAGTAAGATAATTGCTGAGTTTAATGAAACGTTTGCACAGTTATTAGAAGACGCACCTGATGATACTCATGATAGAGATGAACATATTAAGAAAGGATATAAGAAACTAATCAAGTCTATGGAAAAACTATTCAAAGAAAGTAAATTTTATTTCAATGCATCAGTAAAATTAACTGAGGCTTTTATGGATGCAAAAGGATTCAGGTATCAAATACCAGAAAGTGCTGAATGGTCTGGTTTGTTATCAGAAGGACAAAGAGATACAGATTTAGATTTAGCAGGTATCAAAACGTCCATACGAAAGACACAACAGGACTTAAACTCTCAGTATCAACGAATGAAGACCTTTATTCCTGAATATGATACTTTGTTGGAAGAGATAGGTAGAGAAGGTATGGAAACTCCAATGCAACAACAATTTGCACAGGAAACTTCTAGACTTGAAGAAGAAAGAAAACAGAAGGCTAAGGAAGAAGCAAATAGAAAGAGAAGGGAAAAAGAAGCCGACCCTTACAAGACTATATACGAATATGATTCCGAGGGTAAGATTAAAACTAGAACCAATCCAACCACAGGTAAGAAGGAGAAAGTACCAACGTCTACTCCTACTCAAATGCAAGCATTAAGAGATTTAGCAGAAAGAAAACGGAGGGAACAAGAAGATGTGTAATGCTTGCGGTGATGATAACCATGTTGTCAAAGAAGATGAGATACCGGAAGGATGGGTAAAAGGCTATGATAACTGGAAAAGGGTTCTAAAAGACTTAAGGCCAGAAACCATCATTAGACCAGATTCAAGAGATAGAAGTAGAAGTGATGACCTTGCTTGGATTGCTCCCGTTGATGCAGTTGATTTGAAGGATGAAACCGATGTTGATGTAAAAGGCGGTGGTTGTCCTGAATGTGAATATATTACTGATGGTAGTATGGATGATAGATGGAAGGCAAAAAGTAATCCAGACTATCCCGGCAAATGTAAGGAGTGTGCAGAATACTGGTGTTCTATACCCTACAATGACAAGTATTCAGATAGCGGAAAATGTGGCTTTAGAGTTTGTGAGAAGCATTGGAAAAAGATGACAAAGAATGGCAAACTAAAAGGAAGCACAGTAGGAGGACATGAGTTTGGTGATTATGATACAGACAGAAAGGCATCAGACTATGATGACAATCAACAATTCAACGAAGATAGATTCAACAGGAGGAATAGATAATGTGGGAAAGCCAATTAATAAAAGAAGATAGTGATTTACTACAAAAAGTAAGTGCTAAACAGAAGAAGAAGTTAAAGAAACTGGTTCAGACATCTGAACCTAGTGAATATATGGGTCAAGATTTTACGAAGTTAAGTGATTTAGTAAAAGAATTAAGGTCACTTGATATGATGAAATCAGACAAAAAGATGCTCAAGAAGATGAAGAAAATAGATGAGGCAAATGTTTCCTTGATTGCGGCCGCATCTGAATTGAGAAAGGATTACGAAACTCTATACAGGCAACTTAGAGGAGTAGTATATCCAAAAAGTAAAGGCGATTTAGGAGATGAGAAAGATGAGTGAAGAGAACAATGAAATGTTATTACTAATGAAAGAGTTAGTAGAGAAAGTAAAGAATTTGGAGAGAGCAGTCTACAATGATGACAACCTATTGATGAAATCAGGTTTTGTTGTAGCCTCCACACCTGCCCCATCAATGTCGGTTGGTGAAACAGAAATCAACGATGATAAGATAGCAAAGATGGAGTGGAAAGAAATCAATGATATGGTTTCAAGAATAGAAGGAAGTGTATAGAATGGATGATTTATTACCAAAGAAAGTAAGTAAAGAAGAGAAGATTGGCACGTTGATAGACAATGCAGTTACCAAAGCAAAAGAGGCAGTCGGTGAAGTATTGAACTACAATGAGTTGCCAGTAGAAGAAACAGTGGAATTAGAGGGTGAAACAGTTGATGTTGATAGACCTAAGAAGAAACCTGCTGAAGAGAAAGTAGACCCGTTAGAGGGAATTAGACCTGAATTTGGAAAGGAATGATATGCTTCTAAAAGAGGTTTTTGTTGGTAAGGAAAACAAAGCCTTGGCGAAGCGTATCTTAGATTTTTACGAAGACATTAGGTATAACTATCTATCAGCAAAATCAGACCCCAAAGAATATAGAAAAAATTGGATTGAGAGTGTAAAGAGAATCAGAAAGGATTTTGATGGCTTAGGTGAATTTTCATCTACTCTTAAGAAATACTTGGATGAAGAAGAAGTATTCAGTAAGAATGCATTGAACCCTGAATCATACGATGCTAAGAAATTATATGATTCTGTCAAGGAGATGCGTTTCAATTCTGCTGAGTTGAATGACCCATTCGCTAGACAGATGGGTGATGATGTAATAGACAATCTATTGCGTTCACCACCTATCTATGCAATGTTCATTCATTATGCTTTACGCTCAGACGCTAACGCCATTAGTGAAAAGGCATGGGAGAAACATGACCTAAAACCAGATAAAATTACTCAAGGTGCGGAAGGATTAGATTTAGCATTAAAGGATGTGCCGTTATACATCTTGGAACATTATGGCGATGATAAAGATGGAAATGATAGAGTAGAAGATAAATTTGAAGGGGCTTTAAAATTATTAGAGAAGATATTCTTAGAGGAAAACTCAGAAGAAGACTGGAAGAAATTAGTTGCTCTAGACTTGAAAAAGAGTGATGAAGAGAAAGCAGAAATAGATTTCATTATACCAAACAAACCAATGTATAGAATCTTTGAAATCAACGACATAAAAGATTTGAAGGGATTCACAGGTGAGTGGGTAGTACAGGAAAAGTATGATGGAATCAGAATACAAATACACAAAGCAAATTCAGATGTAAAGATATATTCCTATAACAAAAAGGATATTTCTGCAAAGTGTCAAGATATAATTAAGATACTAAAGCAAAAGAAATTTGGCGATTTAATTTTAGATGCAGAATTAATATTGTACGATGGTGATGAGCCTTTACATAGAGCAGATACCATTGCACATCTATTCAAAGATAAATACAAAGATGCTACACTTAAAGCAAAGGTATTCGATATAATGGCTCACGATGGAGAAGACCATACAGACAATCCATTGAGAGAAAGAATCAACATATTACAATATCAACTAGCACAACATTCAGAAGAGATACTAGAGTTTCCCAATAAGAAAAACACAAGGATAGCAGATTCCTTGGCTGAAATAGATAAGTACGCAAAAGACATTATGCAATCAAAAACCTCAGAAGGGGTTGTAATAAAAGACATAGAATCTACATATTACATTGGTAGTAAGAAAAATCCAAAGTGGATTAAATTCAAGAAATTTGTAGATTTAGATGTTATAGTATTAGAGAAAAAGAAAACTAAGTCTAACCTATATTCTTATTCGGTTGGCGTTGGGCCATTATCGGGTGAAGAGGCTAGAGAACATACAGGTACAGAATATGAAGGAAAGACGTACCTGCAAGTAGGAAAAGCATTGAACACAAAAGAAAATGTAGAAGTCGGTGCTATTGTAAGAGTAAAGGTAGATGAAGTAAGGAGAGCAGGTAAAGGGTATAGTCTGTATTCTGCAAAGGTAATTGAGATACCAGAAGTAGAAACTCCTGAGAAACTAGTGACATTAGAGTTTCTTTCAAAGGATGGAAGAAAGTCATTAAAATACAATGTAGAAGAAGCGTTGTTAAAATACACAATCACAGATGGTATTCATGGTACTGCTGAAATTTTATTGAAGTCAGACTATGAAGGCTATTCTGTATATGGTGTCCAAGGTGATAGCCTGATGGAAAAGAATGCTATTGCTGATATGGATATGTGGAAAGAGCAGTTGTCAGAAATACACAAAGGAAAGACAACAGAAGCAATTGCTATACTAAAACAATATCTTCAAGATGAAGACCCAGATGAAAAGGGAGTACACATTAAAGATATCTTTGAGTATATTGTTAAAAGAGATTCTGAATTAACTGAAGCAATGTTTGAAAACAATGCTAGAAAGTTAAAGAATTTTATGAATGACCATGATGCTTTCATTCCAATAGGCAACCAAAAATTTACTGCTAACTCTAAAATTATAATAAAGGATAAAGAAGAAGATGATAGTAAATATGGAAAGTTTCAACTATATACTAGAAAGGATGGTAATATAGATTTTATAATTAATTACAAAGATGAAACTTTTGCTTGGACTATTGACATAGATAACTCAAAGGATATTTACAACCTGTTTGGTAAATCAGGTAAATATCCAGCAGAAGTATCTAGGGGAGTTCAAAAGGATAAACTCTTAGATAGTGGTAAAATACTTATGGGTGTTCAAAAACATGGTTATCATGAATATAAACTCGAAGGCGACAAGTTTGAAACTAGATTGCATTTGAGAGTTATACCAGTAAAAAAGCAAGATACATGGCTTGCTTGGACTGGAATTAAACAAAAGATGTTAGAAAGGTCGGATGACGAAGGTATATGGGATATTACTGAAGATAGGTATAAAAAATTAACCATGCAAATAAAGTAATAACGCCGACTTAATATAGTAAAAGTAGGAAGTGTCTGTGTGTCCGGTACGATTCTGTTAAAATCGAGTGACGATAATGAGTTTAATATTTTAAAATCAGATGATTTAATAATCGGTGGATATGCTTCAATAGAAATAGTAGACAAACAAAATGATTTAATTACATTAAAAGCATTAGAAGAAGCAGTAACAAAATATATGCAAGATGCAAAATACAGAAATGTAATGTCAAACCATTCAAATGTTCAAGTAGGAGATGTAATAGAAAAGTATAGAGATAAACATGGTAATCTCCATAGAACACAAGTAGATGATGTAGGATTTTATGTTGTTATTAAATTAAGAGATGACATAGAAAAAGCAAAAGAAATATCAAGAGGTATTAGAAAAGGAACATTACGTTCATTTAGTATAGGTGGTCAAGCCTTAAGTAAAAGAAAAAAGTCTAATGAAGAATTAGGTGAATATAACGAAATTGACAAGTTAGAACTCCATGAAGTAACAATTTGTGAGAAGGGGATAAATCCAGAAGCAAAGTTTGACATTCTAAAAGAGGAGAAAGATAAAATGAGTGAAAAGTTGGAAAAGGCTTTGGAGGAGTTAAACGGTCTTATGACTCAGTTAAACGACTTCAAAAAAGAAGAGTCCGACATGGACGACAAAGAGAAAATGTCCATGAAGGAAAAAGACGAGGAGAAAATGTCTATGGACGACGACAAAGAAAAAATGGGCTATGAGTCTATGGATTCTGATGAAGAAGACGTTGAAATGGCAGATAAAGACCTCGAAATGGCTGATATGGATGAAGCCGATATGGAAAGAAAAGGAAGAACTGGGCCAGAAGGCTTTGTTGAGAATGCAGGTGCGGGAGAACCCGGACAAGGTAAAAAGCATGAACAAGCAGGTCAGTTAGGTTCTCTCTACAAAGAGTGGTCGGATGATGAATTCGCTACTTTAGACCTTTCCCCAGATAACGTAGAAAAAGCCTACGAAGCGTACAAAGCAGAACAATTGGAGAAGATGGCTTATGATTCTCTAAAGTCAAAGTTTGCTAGTAGGTTCGCTGATGAGCAAGATGTCAGAAAGGCATCAATTGCACGAAGCGAGTATGACGCAAAGAATGAAGTCGAAGCACTAAGAGAGGAGTTTGCTACCTTAAGGAAATCCCTTTCAGAACAGACTGAAACAATTGCTAAAGCACAAACAGTAGAAGTGCCTGATGTAGATGTTTCAGAAATGTCATGGGCTGAGATAAACAGTTTTGTTTCACAATTTGAGGAGTGATTTAGATGAGTGGATATATTAAGACAATGAAAGATTTAGAGGCTGCAACCTACGGAGTTAGGGGCGGTACAGGTAATGCTCTATTAAAGAGCGCAGGTGTTGTTGGTGGACTACATACCGCCCATGACGCTTCAACGTCTGTTATGAGTGGTGCAAGCGGATTATCTTCGCTTTACAACAAAGTATTCGGACAAAAGGTATGGTCAATGCTAAACCAAGAGGTCAATGCTTTGGCTATTCTACCTAAAAGACCATACACATCAAGTGGATGGCGCATCCTAAAAGCCAGAGCAGAAGGTGGAAGTGGTTCTACCTTTGATGTTGGTGGTTCAGGAGTAGGAACAACAAGAGGTACTGCAACACCAAGAGCAGATTTAATTGGTGCTGTACCGGAGAATGCATCATTAGGTACTGGAAATGATATTCCGGCCATTACGCCAGAATACACCACACTATTCACCAGTCCTAAAACCGTTGCTCATCTGTTTGAGTTTTCTGAGATTGCTCTTGAGATGGCAAAGATTGACGATGGTGTAGGTGACTTAAGAGCCTTAATCCGTGAGGATATGGGTAAACACCACGCTGAAGTACAGAACAAGATGCTACTAATGCCTCTTGAGAAGTATGACGAAGCAAACACAGTAACAAACCTTGGTAGGCAATATACTTCTTTAATGAAGGTCGTTGCTTCAAGTGCTGAGTTAAACGCATTGAATGACGCTGGACTTCTAGC